AATGTAGTTAATAGCAGCCTGACCTTTAATCGCTCTATCATCTACGTATGATCTCTCAAATTGCTCCATAATTTGTTGTGGGAGCTGAGGTTGTTCTTGCTGAGGATTATTAGGATCTAATTGCTGTTGAAGTTTAGCTAAGAACGTAGCCTGAATGCTGGTCATCAGTGCATCTTTCTTTGCTTGTTCTTTCAAACTAACAGCATCCGCGTTCTCTACAACTACACTGTAGTTCATAGGACGCTTAGATTTCTCCCCAAGAAGTAAGTCAATAATTGGTTTGATGATTGGGTAATTCCTAAGTTTAGATGGGAAGTTCTCTCTAGTTTTCCCATACGGCTTTAGAACGTACTTGTAATCCTGCTCATCAATCTCCCCATTATAGTAATCGTATAATGTTTTCAAAACATTCCTACGTTCAGACAATCCAAATTTAGATATGTTGATAAATGCATCAACACATTCCTTTCTCCACTCTTCAGTCTTCTGACTTAGTGGGACTCTTTGTTTAGGTATTTTAGCGTATCCGTACATCCTTGCAAAGTTAATAAATTATTTGTAATTATTATCAAACCAATCATCCAACGCTCTATCGCTTATAATTTCTACTACTTCTTTATTATATAGCTCTCGTGTATGATACATCGCTACCATAAAAGCCATTGCTCGGTCAAAGTTACCCTTGTGATTAAATTTGATTAATTCCTCAAGTAATGCTAAGTCATATATGGTATGTAGATTAAGCATTGTCTCTCCATCTTCATTAGTAGATCGCGGAGAAATCAACCAATCTCGTATATATAATTCACCCTGTCTTTTACGTTGCTCAGTCATGTGCATACCGTATTGTCTTTTGACAGTGCGAGACCGTAATTCTTTTTTATCTAGCATCTCAAACTCTTCTTGCAGTCTGTGAAGCTTTCTAAATCTCTTTGCGTATGCAATGAGTTCTCCTCGGTCATTCTCAAACCCAATCTTTGCATTATAATACTCTGCAAGCATCAATAGAGTATTGTTATACTCATCTTGAGTCTGAGGTCTTCCTATATAAGACGCTACAATTAAATCATCTGGTTTAGATAGATTGTTTGGGCGTTTGAATACATAAGCAGCACCTAAAGATTCTCCAGATTCTGAACTCCCATGCGCGTACGGGTCATGCCCGATGATATATAAACTAGATGGGACTATTCCGTCTTTAGTTCTAAATGGGGGTTCGTACATTACTACCCCACCTGTGATATCATCCCCTTTTCTGTGTGGGAATTTAGATACTGGACGAACATCTGGGGATGGGCGGAAAGTTAACTCAGCCCCTTTGTAGTACAAATAACCTGTAATCCCATTCTTATCTAACTCTCTGGTTTTCACTCTATTATATTGCTCTTTTAACGAAGCAACATCGAAGAGATTTGCTGTAGTCTGTAATGTAGCCTCCTGAGGAGTAAATGGGTGTTCAGCAATATACTGGTCATAAGATTTAGCATCACTTCCCTTCCTTTTATTCTCACGTTGTGCTTCTTCAAATGCTATAGCGTCTTCCGTTAAAGAGTTTCCATCATCATCTATAAATCCATCTAAGCTTTCATAGATAGGGACAAAATAACCACATGTTGTTCCCAGTGCTCCTGGATCCCATTCGTTTTCAAATGCTAAACAGTCGTATGCATCAGGGTGATAGAATAATTCCTCCATACCGTCAAATCCTACTCCTTCTTCTCCACCCGTCCCAAATGCAATCATTGTCCCAAGAGTTTTAGAACCTTGACGCATCGTAGGCATAGCAACTTCCCATGCTTTAAGCAATCCAGAAAAGCTACCCGCTTCTTCAAAGAATACAAGTTCTCCAGCTTTACCTCTGAGTTTGTCTGGGTTGTCCTTTAGGGAAACTCCAAGTATCTGAGATTTTAATCCTAATTCTACGTCTGCCCCGTTTACATTCTTTTTATACCCAGCTTGCTTGTGCATCTCCCTATCTCGCAGACGTGGTTGAGTCCATGCTGTATTATCGTCTATGAAGTTTAAGAAGTCCCAAGTCTTAGACAGCAACCCGTCTCCAATTAAGTATTCTTTCTGCTCAGCAAATACGTAGTTTTTAGAGTTACGTATTAGAAAATAATTCCGTGCAAGCATAGAACCTGCTTTGTAAGAATAACCCTTACGTCTAGCTTTTAAAACGACTATATGTTTGTTTTCTCTACGAGCCCTATCAATTGCGTGAAAATACTTGTAATCTCCGTCGTAGAATGCTGGGAATGTTCTCTCACGTCTAGAGATCTTAGTCCCATCAAACATCACATCATCTACAGCTCGGTCAATTGGACAGAAATTCAAATAAAAATAGTGGTACCCAGTTATTCTAACTCCGTCTAATTCATACCCTTCTAGACATCTTTTTCCCTGCTCATCCCAATACTCATAATACTCTTTAGTCCCCGCAAGGGCTTCACAATAGTATCCGTATTTTAAGTAATGGTTTGCTGCTTCTGAAAACCTTGTTGTGTCTTTGAATTTTGACATTACTGTGAATACTTGTTTACTACAACCCCACCTCTATTTGGGTTGTCTTTCTGCTGCTCCTTTTTGACTAAATCTTCGAGTCTATTTAGTCCATCTACAACGTCTGCAATCTTCCCAAGATTTGCTACAAGATCCTTTGCCTGGTTGATTGGTCTCCCATTCTGATCTATAGCTGTCAGGTCAATTGTTCTAAAGTATTTCTCAAGACTTGTTACTGATGCTTTTGCTGATTTCAATAATTTGATTGCAGAAGTTTCAGATAATTCTTTGTATTTATCAATCCCAGCCTGCACTTTAGGATTGAGTTTAACACTCAAGTCTTTAGATATCTTTTCCCATCTCTCTTCTTCCTCATAAACAAAATATGGAGATCTGTAATCTTCAAAGAAGAATATCGCAGATAGTTCGTTGATCTTAAGATCCTTGAATTCTGGGATAGTTAGTACATATGCAGATGGGATTACTGTAGTTCCACTAATGTTTATCAGTTCTTTCATTATTCAGATAATTAAGACGGCCTCCCCTAACATGAAACTTCCCAAGATATGGTAGTCTAATAGATTCAAATTGTCCCTTACGTATTGTTGAAGCCACAAATGCAAATTGAGAATATACTGCTTCTTCGACAACATGTAGGGGGAGATTATATTTTGTAGCCAGTCTTTGTATTATAACTTTCTCATTCAGGTATTTTGGAACTTTCATTTACATCCCATCGATTATCGGGGCACGCTGCAGTTCCCCATTTTGCTTTATGTTCAACAATACACCCACACAATCCGCATCTCTTGTTTCTCAGCAAATGCTCACAATTTTGGCATGTATTTAATCTATCTACGTATTGTTCTTTTGGAACTACAGGTGCTCCTGCTTTTACGTATTGGTAGAGTTCTTTTGAAAAGTTTCTCACCATTGTTGGGATAGACAACTTCAGTTTGTTTGGTTCTTTTTCCATAGTTAGTTTGGTTATGGTTTAAACGACTTATCTGTAAATTGAATTTTAGCCCTCCCATCAACTAGTTTAATTGTACAAGTTGATGATTGAGAGTTGAATTCATCTAAGTATTCTTCTATATTCTCACGTGTAACTAAGAATGATAGAAAAACTTCAAGTTCCTTAGCAGCTTGAAAGGTTTTAGTCTTTAATAAAACTACCTCGCTGTGCTCGTTTCTTAACCTATCAAAATCCTCCAACGATATAGTGACTGTTCCATTCATGTTTATTCTTCAGGAATAATCCCACATATCATAAATTCATTCACCATAACAAATTTCCCTTCGGGAATCTCAATAATTAATCCGTCAGATTGTGGGTGCACCATTACAGTATCCCCAGTTTTTACTTTCTGACAATCAGGGCCTGTCTTAATTACCTTCAAGATATTCTTACGCATGTTGCGTTCAGCACTAGCTGGGACAAGAATTCCTGACTCTGTTTTACTTACATCGGGAAAAGGGAGTAATACCCAGTCCCTTGTAGGATTAAATTTAATATTTTCCATTGTGTTTGGTTTGGTTTGGTTTAGTTGGTTTGGTTAGTGGTTATTTAAATACTCTAGTAATTCGTGTATGTCTTCTGGCTTTCTCATGTGTTGTATTGGGGTCATAACAAACCCACAATCACACGTTTGTCCATATACAGACAGTAAATATAGTAAATCTGACGAATTTACTACATAATCTAAATCTAAATCCCCAACAGTGCATCCTTCGCAGTTGTAATTAGATAGAATAACCAGAAGATCAGAGGTTCCCACATGACAATCATTGTCTAGGTCCCCAAAACAAAAAACATCATCTGAGAATAACTCTGACCTCTGGTACTCAAGCATGGCATGCATACGTTCAATCTGACCAGGAGTAAATTTGTCTCTACATAATTCGTGAGAATAATCCATATGATTATCTGCAGCAAATGATACGCCGTTATAGTTAGATGCTGGGCAGTAATAACCTGGGATGCCTGGACATCCATAACTAACTTTAGTTGGGGGTGTATCACATACGTAGTCCCCTGTGAATTCACAATCTCCTAA